ATAATATTGCTATGCTATAAGTAACTACTAAACCGTCCAAATTAGTGTCGTATAAATTAATATCCTCAAAGAAACTCCAAGATGTAATTTCATAATCCCCACAATTTAATAGGTTTTTAATTTTTGGTAATTCGTTATTTTTTAAAGGCTTTATGTTATCTTCATACTTTTCTTCATAAGTTTTATCAATGGTAGATTGAATGCCTAAAATAAAATTTCCAGTGAACACCGTTTCTTTTTCACCTCCAAACTCATCAGATGGCTGTGATGTTCTTACAGGATCTAGTAATAAATATATTTGATTATCATCCAAAGATGACCTTATCAAATTGTGATTAGCTCTATTTCCATAAGAAAAAGTCCATCCTAAACTTACCGCTAAATCTTTTAATACATCTACTATATCACTTTGCATTGCTGTATATTCTTTGTACCTCACTAACTACATTGTTAGTTGCAAGTATATTTAAAACTTTTGTATATTTCCAATTACCAACAATTTCAGGGTCAACCCCAAACTGCTTGCCAATATTAACCTTTGCTAACATTGTACTAAATGGTCGCATCATATCATAACCACCTATCTCAATCATTTTTGTATCTGGTTCAGAATATAAAAGTTTCTCTTCAACCTTTAATTTTTCTCTCATCATGTTTATAATAAAATTCTTTGCCTTAAAGAACTGAAATATGCTTTCATTATAAAATAATTTTTCAGATGATACGGAAAAATCCCCACGTATCCTAAACAAATGTATAAATAATTCTTTTAAATTATCTAAATTAGGATCATTAAACACGCTTATCATATATTTAAATTCGTTAAAGGTTAGATTTGCAACATTAAAAACGTTCCCACAAAACCTATTTTCTTCTTTTAAAATATCAATATAGAAATCATATTTTGAAGTGTCTAATAAATTAAAGTAATCAATTATACTAATATCTTCGATCGACTCTTGCATTTGTTACACGTTTTTTTCTTCCTAAAGTTTCCATCTCGTGATATCTTACCGCATCAATTCCATGGTTATAAAGATCAATTGGTTTATTTAAATTGTTGTTACTTTTATCTTTAATCCAAGTGTATTTCTTAAACTCATTGATTAGATTCTTTGAGTTTGCTGTTATTAAATAAGTCTGCTCTTGCATAACCTGAATACCAAACATTACAGAATCAGCACCTTTCTTAACGCCTTTTACTTTACAACCGTAACTACTTAATTCTGATATAGATTTAGGTTCGGCACTATCGCAATAAGTTATAACTCTATCAGGAATCATTTTATAAATTTCCCTATTACTTAAACCTTTGCGATAACAAACTTCGTGCAGGATTCTTTTATCGTTGTATTTATAAACCTCTACTATTCCTGTTGGGTCATTGGTAAAACCAAAGTCTAAACCTCTACCCAATAAACGAGCTTCTTTAGGTAGTGAATTAATAACGCTCCAATTATTAAATACAACGCCTTCTAAATTACCCAATAATCCCAAACCATAAACACGCCACTTATTGGACCAATATTTATTAGCTATATTACTATCTTGGAATAGTTGTTTATCTGGTAAATTAGAATCATGGAATCCTTTTTGCTTATAATCTAAAATACTTTTAACCTCACTTTTTGAAAGATATTCGTTATCTTCAAAAGTTAATGTTATAAAATTATTATCGTTTATGTATTCGTCACCCCAAAATAAAGCGTCTGGATTGTAATCAATTATTGTAAGACCTGCCCTAGAAATAAATTGTACGGCCGTATCAACATCCATCTTATCCGCCTCATTTATATAAAGTATATCACGTCTAAATCCTTTACCAACGTCATTGACATCCGCACCAAGAAAGTCTAAATAAGACCCGTTAAAATACTCGTGTTTGCTTTCTGATCTATTAAAATCAGTTTCATTTTGGATAGTTCCCCAATCTTTACATATTTTCTTGTAATCACGTATGACTGTCCGTTTCATTTTGGATAGTTCGGAAGATAAGATAGTAGCTTCTTTAGTAGAGCTACACAAACTCTGTATAATAATCTGAATTATACTAACAGTTTTTGATGCTCCTTGACCGCCACGAATTACAAATACATCCTCATCTGGATTCGATTGGATCAAATCTAGTATCTTAAAATAAGCTTTGGTGTATAAATATTTATTATCTGTTGCCAATATCTGGTAATTTAGGGATGTTTAACGTGCCTTTAATTTCTGTTGAACTCTTATCAGTCCAACCTAACTTATTTTTAGCATAAAATATTCCTTTGCCCTCGTTAGCTACTATGTCCCCAGCTAAACTTTTAAACCAAACATCTATATTAAATATAGTTTTTTGCTTATAAGTATTATCCCATTTTAACCAACGATAATAGGTGCTCCTTTTTATAGTGTCCTTTTTTGAATAGTTTAAAGGTATCCAAATATTAAGGAAATAATCAATTGTAGGTATGTGTCTATCCTTAACATCTTCTTTAGTTCCTTTATTAGAAAGTATCTCTTTAGTGTTATTAATACACTCTTGAATATAATCCCAAGCAAGTTGCTCTAACCTATCTACAAATTGTTTTGTTTTACCCATAATTAAAAATTAACGGAGTCGAACCGCTGAAAACACATAGGCACATTTAAACCTACCAACTAAACCCTGACCGCAAAGCTTTATTGTAATTCTTAATATTTTATAAAATTACTATTAATAATTTCAGGAGGTAAAAAATAATAATTAACAGTACCTAAAATTACATCGTGATTTATTATAATTTGCTTCATATTTTTAACAAAGATAATGAATTTACTTCAATAAATAAAATGTATTTATACAGCTTTTAAGCCGTTTATTTTTATCAACCACCCCACAATATCAATAGTTCTTTAAAATCGCTTAAACTCTTTACGATTGCATACGTGTGTTTTAAATTATTTATTTTGGTTTCAAACTTTATTTGTTTTTCTCTCTGCCTACCGTTTGGCATTTTTACCTCTACAAATAGAACTTTTGAATTAGGCATAATTAATATCAAATCTGATACACCCGCCAAGACTCCTGTGTTCTTTAGTTTTTTACCCTCTCTTTTATTTCTTGATCCACCATTAGGTACTGCAAAAATTAATCCTGTTGGGTAATTTTGCGAAAAATAAATAAATATTTCTTGTTGAATTTTGTCCTCTGTCATGTTTAGGTAGTCTTTAATTTTTAGGTAGTGTTTAATGCTTTGTTTTTGAAGTAGTTAGATATTTTAGCACTACCTTTTTTATTTTCAAACTTATTTTGTTGCGTTTTATTTCATTATGTAATAATAATATAATGTGTAATATATAGTTTATTATAGTATAATTAAGGTATTTAGGTAAACTACTTAATAGTCAGCATTTTAGCCACTACCTTACCACTACCTTTTTACCTATAAAGGTAGTGTTTAGCTTAAAAAGGTAGTGTTTTATGGGATATTTGTCGAAATCTTGCCATATAATTTAATTCCTTTCTTTTGTATTCCATTATTTGAAAAGGTAGAGTATTTCAATTTATTTTTGACAAATATGTTATTTACGTCATATTTTGACACATTTATGGAGGTATGCAGGTTCAAATAGTTCAATACCTCTCCTTTATTTAATATAAATTTGTTAGGGAAATCGTTACTTTCATTTATACTAAAGAAATTAAAGAATAGTTCTTCGATTGGCATTGATTCAAGATTGTTCTGCGTATGTTCTTCTAAATAAGCTATTTGTTTGTCAGTGTATATCTTCCAATCAAAATCTGCCATGTAAAGGCCGTATACCTCGTACCATAGCTTATCTGTGTCAATAGCAATCATTTTATCGTAGTCAATCTTCTCAACGTTAATAGGCAGTATTCGCCTGTTACCTGTTACGTCCTTTAATATGTCACTTTCATTTGATGTTCCGCAAAGTGATGCACGTCTTTTCATTTTAGAATAGTAAGCGGAGTAAGGCAGACGTATATCAATTAGGTTCGTATCAGCTATCTTTTTAAAGTCTTT